AATGTGCTGTTCCTCCTGCTGACATATCAAGGGTAAGAGCATCTACATTTGAACCATCGTCACTACCTTGAAAAATAATGTCTCCGTCTGCAGTATTAGTTCGAAGAATTACAGAACCGGGAGTGGTATCAAGGTCAATTAAGAATCGTTGCGTTCCTGCATCTTTAAACCTAACGTCTCCACCATCTGCATCAAGAATAATGTCTCCAGCAACATCTATCGTCATGTCACCTGATGCGTTAGCAATATTGCCAGTTACGCTAACTCCTGTTGAAGTAGTCGCTAATCTTTCTGTACCATTATGAAATAACTCAACTTCTGCACCAGTAAATGCTCTAATTAAATTAACATTTCCAGCACCATTTAAAAGTCTAAAATTAGTAGCTAGTATTCTTAAATCACCTGTACCTACATCGGCTATATAAGAATTACTGCCATCGTGATAAATCTGTAAATCATTACTTGCTCCAAATTGTAATTTTTGACTATCTGGCAAAGTAATACCATGAGAAAAATCAAACTCATCATTTGTTGCATCCCAGAGAATAGTCGCATCTGTTGAAGCATCTACTGCATCTTGAATAGTAATACCTGCACCATTAGCAGAGCCTGAAGTATCACCTGACCCAGCATTTAAAGTTATGTTTTTATCTTCTACATCTAGGGTAGCAGTATTCAGAGTTGTTGTAGTGCCTTGTACAGTTAAATTACCAGATACAGTTAAATTATTAGAAACAGTAACATCATTTGGTAGACCTACAGTTACAGTGCCACTACTTTCTGCTACTTCTACTTCATTAGAAGTTCCTGCAAATGTTATTGTGCCACCTAAAGATGTAGCAGTTGAATTAGAACCATCTGATACTGTTATTGAACTATTTGCCAACATTGTATTTGTTACTGTTCCTGAATCACCTGTACCAATTAAATTACCTGTACTTGTCGGTAAAGTTAAAGTTACATTACCACTAAATGCTGAATGTGCTGGTGCTTGTAATCTTGCATAATGTGCATTTGATACTTCACAATAAAAATCTATATTGGATTGTGAGCCACCATTTTTAATTGCAATAGCACCTTGAGAAATTTGTACTCCATCTGTAGAGCCACCACCAATTCCTAATGAACCTATAACATCTACTCCACCTGAACTATCTATTACAACTCTATCTGAAGCATTGGTTCTAAATGTCATGCTATTGTCTGAATGAGCATATCTAATTTGTCCAATGTTTTTATCATCAGAATCACCAAAGAAAATATCACCACGACCTGTAGTCGTAGAAAGAATATTTAAACCGCCTGAAGAAGCTGTGGTTTCTATGGTAATACCATTAGTGTCAGGTGAAGTAGTACCTCCCACTAACAAGTTTCCTGAACTGTCTATTCTGGCTCTTTCACTACCATTATTAAAAAATCTAAAACTACCAGCTCCAAGATTATTAATAATTGCATCTGTGCCTGAAGTAAGTATTGTCATGGAATTATCAGAAGCAACAAGGTTTACTGCTATCGAACTATCTGAGCTTGTAAAAGTTGCTGCTGTATCTGTTGTGCCAGAATTAACTGCTAAAACTCCTGTAACATCTACTCCACCTGTTTTAGTAGCCAATTTTGTTACATTATTAAATCTAAGTCTAGCTTCTCCATCTTGTATAAATTGAGCACCTATTTTAGTTCCTGCTGCATTGTAGATTCTTACATCATCGCTTAGTATTTTGAGTGTGCCTACACCTGCATCTTGTATATAAGAATCAGAACCATCGTGGTAGATTTGTAAATCTGAACCCGTACCAAATTTTAATTTATCATTATCACTAAATAAAACATCTGCATTACTATCAGCTACAACAGCTTTAGAAGCTTCTACAGTTCCTGCTGTAGTTACGTCAACATAGTTTAATTCTGTTGTAGTTGCAGTAACCCCATCAAGTAAATTTAACTCAGCAGCAGTTGAAGTAATTGCTGTACCATTAAAGTTAATACCATCTAGGTAAGCTATACCGTCAACATATAAGTCTTTCCATTCTTGGCTAGAACTTCCTAAATCGTATGCATTGTCTGTATTAGGAATAATATTTGAGTTAACATCTGCACCAAAAACTACATTGTCATCTGCTGCATCACCTAATGTTAATGTACCACCATTAAAAGTTGTAGTACCTGTGACTGTTAAATTACCTCCAACATCAACATTACCTGTAGTAGTTATTGAGTCTGTAAAAGTATCTTTAAAACGTAATGAAGTTGTTCCTAAATCTATGTCACTATCAGTAACTGGAACTAAAGCACCATCTTGTATTCTTAATTGTTCTACTGCTGCAGAAGAAACTTCTGTGTAGAATCCTATTCTATTATTAGTGCTATCAATTTCTACTTTATTTAAAAAGTCTAAATCCCCAATCTTAAATATATTACCACCTTCTCCGGCAGTACCATCGTGTCTGTGTCCAGTAGAAATAGCACTACTAGAAGAATATGCAAAAACATTTACTAATTGATTGTATTCATTGTTAAACAAAGCTGCGGTAATACTGTCACCGTCTGAAAATGAACTTTGTCTAGTATAAGCTTGTGCCATAATTATCTCCTACCTGAAGGTATGTAATCTACATAAAAACCATTAATTGTATATGATGGTTTTGTATCTTCACTTATTATTGTAAAATTGTTACTCGTACCACTACCTTGTAAAGGTATTCTAATAGATGGGTTATCTAAACCACCAAATTTATTTATGCCAAATACTGCATCACCAAAAATAGATGGAGGATTTATTACTCCTAAATCAAAAGGGTCTAAAGGTTGAGCAATATTTAAATTATCATATTCAAATTTTATTGCTACATCAGGTTCTACAACTCCTTCAGCATTCATAGAAACTCTTAAATAGTGTAAAGTTTTTAAAGTTCCTAAATCACCATAATCAAAATCTGGTGTTGTATATCTAGCTAAAATAGTAGACCCATCAAAACTATCACCAGTGTCGTGTTCGTAAACAAAACCATTACTATCACCGTGATATACTTTTTCAATACCATTATTATCAAAACCTGAACCAATAGCTGTAACTTCTAAGCCTCTTGTTTCAGACCACTCAAAACCATTTGGTCTTAACGTGCCTATAACTCCTCGTTGTGCTGCATTGGTTGCTAGAGTATCAGTATAAAATAAACGATACTGAGATTTTTCTCTTAAAACAATACTATTAATAATAAATGAATTAATATTAGATGCTATAGTAGTAAGCACTGGTTGTATTGCTTGACTAACTGTACCTAACTCTACATCTCCAATTCTTGCTGTACCAGCTACTGTTCTTAAACCATCAGGTGCTAAAAATATTAAATCACCAGCAATCTCTTGAATACTATAACCACTTATACAACCTACGTTTTTAGTTACAGGTACTACTATAATTGTACTTGAATTATTTATATTCTGTAATTTAAATATTGAGTTTTGACAAAATATAAATAGTTCATTACGGAAACTTTTAATACCTTCTATTTGGTCTTCAATAACTATACTACCTGAACCAGTACTAGTAAAATCTGTTGGGTCTAAAGTACCACTATAAAAAATAGTATTTAAATTATCCTCTACCCCAGCAGCTATTAAATGTTTATCATGGACAGTTACGTGTTTAACATGTTTAGTTCCGGTAACTGTTATCTCACTACTAAAGTAAGTTCTACTATTTAAGTTAGCACCTGTGCCTTCCATTCTAAACTGATAAGGTTTATTTGCTCCATCAGCTATAATTAACGTACCATAATCTGAAGTTGCTGATTCAAATAAAGAAAAACTTATTTGCCCTTGTCCAGTTCTAGCTAAAACACTACGACCTGTAAAAGTACTATAGTTATCACCACTACCAGATACTGAACTTCTATTTATTTGTAAGTAGGTTATACCATCTTGAGTAAAATAAATATTAGTACCAGCACAAACTACTACACCATCAGCATAAGGAATAACTCCTAAAATATCGGTAGTATTTCCAGTCGGTTGAGTTGAATTAGTAGTACCAAACTTTTGATAACCATTTATTTTTCTATAGCCACCTTTTATAGAAACTTCAAAGTTTCTTAAATCAGTTGCTACTCCGGGAGTTTTTAATAAATCAATAGCATTACTAGCTTTAATTAAACCACCTGAACAAGCAACTGTATATGGTTGACTTTTTGCCATTAGAAGTATGTCCTATCGTCTGTCATATATTTAGGTGTAGGATTAATTAATACACTCTTCATTTGTCTCATGCCTTTTTTGTAATCTTCTAAAGCAAATGCTGCTTGTTGTGGACTTTCTTTAAATTGCCAAACGTAATATCTTACTCTAGCTAAAATTATATTTTTATATTGGTCTGGTAAAACTATTGTATCTCCATGAGCACTTAATGCTGTTGGTCTAGCAAAAGCATAAAAATGTACATTATAAATCTTGTCAGGTATTGGACTTAATCCAAACTTTCTATTGTCTGGTGATTTAATAACATAAGTTGGTTCACCATAACTTTGTGAATCAGCATCGTCATTATTTTCCGCATTACGATAATATCTAGTCCAATCAGCTAAAGTTAAAAACTTTAAACCTTTAGATACAAACGGAGCTGTTTCTCCACTAACATTTACAGTGGTAATAAAAAAATCATCCCAATCAACTTTAGAAAAATCAGTAATAATACTAGAGCTATCTGCTTTTAAGTTATACCATCTTTGTCCAATTACTGAAGCTACAGTTGTATTACCATAAAAGGGGTCAGTAGCACCACTTAGTCCTGCTGAAAAGAACGGTAATTCAGGTTCTTCATTAGCTATATCAAAAATAGATTTATTAATTGAGTCTTTAACAAAT